GTCTCAGCGACTTGGTATGGCCGACGGTCGGTGCTTCACCATTAACTCTTCAGCCCAGCTCTTTAACAATTACATCATGAAGCAGAACAACATTTCCTTCGAGGACAACTATTCGTACCGCCAACTCCTCCAAAAGCAAGGTCCCCAACTCATGTCGCAGGTACAGGAGCAACAGGGTAAGGCGAACTGCAACAACTGCAACGTACCCCTCCTCAAGATGCCCGATGTGTACTAACTGAGAGAAATCACCAAAAAAACTTTAAATCCTTCCTATAGAATGTCGACGTGTTCCATATGTCTCGGCGAAGTCCGATCGACGAGGACAAATCCTCCGATCCGATGTGGACACATATTTCATTCCCACTGTCTACAGAGGTGGAAAGACCAAGGTAAGAATACATGCCCAACTTGCAGGAAAGTATTTGATGCTTCTCAATTTAAGATTGTAGTCACGATTCAAAACAATTACACAGCAGAGGCAAACTCTGTGTCCTTGAATGAGGAATCTATTTTTAATGTGATGGATCTTTTCGATATCAATTTTGACGTAGAAAATTTACCCGACCTAGACAGCATTCTTGCGGACCTTGGGATGAGTCTTACCGACTTTGATCCCAGTGTTCTTCACGCAGAATGAACTACAGTACCTCTCATAGTTTAGACCTGGATACTTCCTAGAAGCTTTACGAGGATCCGTGATAGCCTTTCCCTTCGCATCAGTCAGAAGTGGCCCAGTAGCCCACCCACGCTTGTGACTGAATACGTTCGCCTTGAATACGATACGCTTACCAACTTTAAATGTACCAGCCTTCTTCACCCGTGATTCGGGAATCTCGAAGAATTTGGCAACGGATACGAGAGTGTCACCAGTCTTGATTTTGTACTCCACCACACCATGTTGCTTGTAAAAATGGAAATCACCTTGACGGATATAGTTTGTGGGTCTCCCAGGAGAGACAAACATCATCACCTTGAAGTATCCCTTTTTACATTTTTCATTAGCTTTGACCATATAGACCTTCTTGGGGTTATCGGAGACGACACGTTTAGGAAGACCTGTACAGTGGGTGTAGTTGTGATTTCCATTTGACATACCAGACCGGTCACCAGGAATAGACTTTTGCCACCTGTATGCCTCATAGTCACCCACAGCATAGGCATAACAGTTATTGTTTCCAATACCAGTCGTTGTTCCCCACCGTCTGTCTGTGAACTTACTTTCGGAACCACTCAGGGGTGGTGCCTTCATTTATAGTTTGTCCAGAAAAAAATATATGTACATAACAAATGATTCAAGAAGTTACCAAGGCTCAAACTAAGTCTGACGCACTCACCGAGTTCCTCGTCTTCGTGCTCACTGTGCTCATCAGCACTTTCCTACTCCGCCTCGTCTGGAACCGATCCCTGGTGAAGCACATCACCGTGCTCAAACCCATTTCTACCATGATGGATGCTTTCGTGCTTGCTCTCGGTCTCCAAGTTGTTCGTGGTATCTAATTTTTCTCTAAGTATAGAATAAAGAAATGATCGAGATAGTTTTGCTTCTCGCATTTTGTTGTTTTATTTTCATAGTAGTATTGGCTGGATGGTTTCTCAATAGGGGAGGAGAGGGTGACGAATGTCAGGGTAAAGACGAGAATGGTACCTATATCATAGAGAAGGTTGGTGAAAAGTTGGAGTGTACCCTAAACAAATGTGCCACTGGGTACTACAAGTCAGGGAAAGAGTGCCTCGTTGATCAATCTGGTACTGCTTGTGTTCCCATCGGTATACCAGACCCCCAGGGCACCTACCTTACGGATAAAATTGGTGAGTGTAAACTCAGTAGCTGTGAGACTGGCTTTGCGGTAGATGGTACTACATGTACCGAAGAGGTGGTAACTTTCACCATCCCTGTGGATGGTGACTCCACAGCTGAGTGCTACTTGAGTAGATACTCAGATTTACGCGTGGGGTACGGTACTGATAAAGCGGCAGCCACAAATCATTACACAACCAATACCACAAATGGTTCCGAAGCCAGAGACAATTCCTGCACTCTCTCAGATGCAGAGGCACAATGCTACCTTGATCGCTACCCAGCGGTACAAGCATATGCGGGTACTAATCTCAAATTAGCGCGTAAACATTATTACGAGGTTGGTATGGGTGTAAACAATGATTTCGTATGCCCACCCGGAAAGAAAGAGTTTCAATGTTACCTGGATAGGTATCCAGATTTACAAGTTGGTACTTATAATAATGTGTCAGCGGCCAGGACACATTGGATTAATCATGGAGAACGAGAGGGTAGAGACTATTCATGTCCTTAAACTTCCATATTTCATTATTGATAAGTTGATACAATCAACTCTTGAATAATAAATGATTTAAACTTCTTTGTACCCAACAGTCTTCTCACCCTCTGGGCTGACGAGAGTGGGGAAGGCCTTCATACCCTTGCACTCCTCTTTGTCGCAATCGACAAAGGTGTGAGCCTTACCAGCCTTTTTCATGTGTTCCAATTGTTTACGAGTCCAACCACATCCCATGGTCCCGTAAACAGTCCAACCCTTCTCACCCTCCACAACCTTCTTGGCCTGTCCAATTTTCATCAGAATGATGATGTCGATAATCGCAAGGATGATGAAAGCGAGCATTGTTTATACTATGGTACAATATTATTTTCGACGAATGATGGGCTTTCGTTTTTTTGGTATAGCTTTTAGCATGGCAGCTGCACGAGCTATCGCTGCTTTCTTATTGGCGGGAGATTGAAACTTCTTTTTAGGAACCATGATGATGACAGGCTTTTGAGGTTTGGGCATGGGAACCATCACGGTCTTTTCACCCGTGAAAAAGGGCTTGGAAAGAACCTCTTCGAAACTGAGATTCACAGACTTATTTCCTCTCAGTCGAGAGTTTTTGACACTGTTTGATTTGTTCACGAGATAGTTTGCAGGTAAAAGGTTCTCAATAAATATTTTGACTACACGTTCTGTCCGAGTCCGTGGTTGTAACACCATTGCGTGTACAGAATTTAAGAAGTAGTGTAAGTCATAGTGTTTATCAGACTTTCTCGAAATACCGATGTTTTTGTAATTGTTGGTGTTTATGAGAGGATTCTTAATTCGTGGGAACATGGAAAATCCAAAATCAATCATGACAGCTTCAAATCCCGCATTCGAAACCATGTATGTCTTGTCATCCAACGTAATTTTCAACGCCTTCATGGGAACTGGACGCACTAAAATGTTTCTAAGATGAAGATCGTGATGACGGAATCCTGGATACTTTTTCTGAATACGATAAAGGTTATAGATTACCTGTAACATAACCGAACGAATCGCAAAGAGACTGGGTTGGTTCCATAACCACTCAGCCAACTCCTTACCATTAATGTATTCCGAGTAGAGAATATCTTTCCTGTCACACGTCTTGTAGAGATACATCTTGGGAACACCGAAACCTTCCAGTTTTTTTGCGATGGTGTATTCCATTTTTGGATTTATTTCATCGAGTGCTTTTTTAAACCTCGCCAGTGGTACATTTTCATTCAATGAAGGTGTTCTGATTTCTTTGTAGACGATGTATTTTTCACATCCTTCATCGACACACCCACGATACACTTTACCATATTGACCTTCACCGATTTTTACGGCTCCCTTGGTCATTGACCCATTTTTCTTTTTCAACCAGAGGTGAGACGCGGGGGCACACGCCTTCTTCCCCCTGAGGAGTTTCTTCACCTGAGCGTTCATGTTACTATTACATCACATATTTTTAACATTCGTAAGAAGTTTGTTTCAACTTACCAATGTAGGGGGACATGAGTCCAAAGGACTCGGAACTTGTATTTTTTTTACTGATCATCGACCTCCTCCTCTTCTTCTTCGACATCGACGTCGTCGGTAGGAAGATCAACACCTTGGAAGGCGAATGAGGGAAGCTTGACAGACTGCTCGAGGAGCGTCTGCTGGAGGCGAATGGTCACACCGAACTTGTTATCGATGAACCAAATCTGATTGAGATCAATGATGGCCATACACTTCTGTCCCTTCTCGATAGTGTCGAGGGTCACAGGCTGCTTCTGCATTGAATATGCCTCAGGAACGAAAGTCCCATCGGGCTTGGTGAGAACCTTGAGTTTGATAGTAGAGGGATACTGCTCCTTACCAGGGCGAATCATAGGCTTGTAGAGGGCCTCCTTGAGAACGGCAACGTTGAAGTCCTTACCGAGCCACTCCTTAGAGTTCTCAGCAACTGTATTCACGATGATATCATCGAGCTCCTTGAGTTTGTCGTGGAGCTCCATCGCCTCGGTGTTATCGGGGTCGAAGGAGAGGTCGAGAGAGTAGGACGTGCGTCCGGTACCTTCATCCGTGAAGGCACTCAGGCCATATGGGGATCGCATGAAGGGGAACTGAACGTAGAGTTTCTTGTTGTCGCCGGCGTTGAGGTAGACGGCTTTGCCGCCATTTTTGTTTTTACGAAGTTTCGAGAATTGCACAGACTTGGCAGAGAAATCGGAGGAGCGTTGGATAGTGAGCGACATTGTTTGGTGGTTATATATATCTTAGGTGGCTTGCCTTTAAGTCATGATCCATCGGTTAATGAATTTTCCAACTTTATATTCATATTTCGCTTTATCACCATTGGGAATTGGTGGGGTAGTCATTACAAGGGCAGCTCCATTGAAAAATTGAACCACGGACTTATGCATCTGGACACGAGTTGGGATATCATCAACACGGTTAATTACAACAACCTTGGCTACTTCCTTTTCACCACCAAGATCAAGATCTAAAGATTGACCTGCACCGGCACCGTCGGCACTATGAGCCGTGTTTGTTAAATCACCATCATTGGCGAAGTTGGCCGCCCAGTGTGGGTGATGGGTAGTACTCAATGTAGCTGTTCCTGTAAGAGCGATATTAGTACCAGCTTTATCAAATACTTGTATTTCAGCTAGGATCAAGTTATCAGTACCGAAGTTATAGAGGCGAATCTTAGTCGTCTTTATGGGTGTCCCATCAGTATTGGTGGTCATGAAGGCGTCACTTTTAGGGTCATACTCAATGAGGTGAGAATAACCATCAGTCCATGTTGGAATAGACTTTTTCGCCACACTAGTGGTACCATTAAGAACTTCAATGTTAACACCACCCACCTCCGCAGTTCTCTCATCCGTACGTGCTAAGATCTGGATACGCTTAATCTTTTTCGTCACTGACGCGCTCGAGATGGCAGCGGCACTAAACTTGAATTCGATGAATGTCTCGGTATCACTGTTCAGGCTATGGAATGGGGAGTTCATCAAATCAAAGTCTGTGAGTCGTTCAACCCCACCCCAACCTGGTTCAGTTGGACTGGATGTAACAGTCACACCCCCATCGTGACTGATGAGTTTATCAGTTTCGTCATATATCATGACCTCGTGCAACATGAGAGGACCGTCGGTGCGTGTAATCCTGACTATGTCACCTTCTACGTAGGTTTTAGCTGCGGGAGCGGCGGGAGCTGCTGGTGTAACGACACACATTTCCCCTGACTTACTGTACCCAGAGGCACACGATTTGAGGACACATTTACCCTTGTCATCAAGCTTATAGGTACCATTTTCGTCTGGGGATTTAACCTCACATTCGTCACCCTCTTCTCCCTTGTTGAGAAACCATCCAGCCAATACTATAATGAAAACGACACAAAAACATGCGAGAAGCAAAACTATCTCGATCATTTCTTTATTTTATACTGATATTTTTTTATTTGTATATATCAAAAGTAATAATGGGTCTATTTAAAGATTGTGGCTGTGGCTGTAACGGCAAAAAGCAGGAAGATAAGTTAATCATTTCCCTCATTTCGGGTATGACCTTCTTCATCGTTGCGAACCCCGAGACTTTCCGTCTCGTCAGGCGAGTTCTGGGACCCATGATCGCCACCCCTACGGGATGTCCCTCGACTATGGGTCTTCTCGTACACACCTTGGTATTCGTCCTTGTCGTTTGGGGTATGATGAACCTCAAGAAGGAACGCAAAGCCAAGTCGGGATGTGGATGCGGTGAGAAAAAGGTCACGGTGAAGGGTGAGAAAGTTGTCATCCAGCCCCCAGTTTCCATGGTTGAGGCACCCGATCCTAGACCCGGATTTGCGGAAACTCAGATTGAGTTGGTCGACAGTGGTCGTAACCTCAGCCCCATGTCTGTCGATTCCGATGGCATTCTTTTCGGTTAAATATATTCTACAAACAGTTCTTGTCAATTGGTTGTAAAATATCAATCCTTTAAAATTCCTCATCGAAACCAATTTCATCTGCGTCTTCGTCCATCTTCCCATAGTCACCCACCCTCTTTTCGAAAAAGTTCGTCTTACCATCGAGACTGATATTCTCCATGAAATCGAATGGATTTTTTGAGTTCCAAATTGGAGGCTGACCAATTTGTTTGAGGAGGCGATCCGATACGTACTCAATGTATTCGGACATCTTATCAGAATTCATACCAATCAAGTTACATGGGAGGGCGTCCAATATGAAATTTTTCTCAATCTCGACTGCCTCCTTCACGATGGAATGAATAACTTCAGTTGATGGTTTGTTACGCAGAAGTTTGAAGAGTTCCACAGCAAATTCTTGGTGAAGTCCTTCATCCCTGGAAATGAGTTCATTACTGAAGCAGAGACCGGGCATGAGACCTCTCTTTTTGAGCCAATAGATGGCACAAAAACTACCCGAAAAGAAGATTCCCTCGACACATGCGAACGCGAAGAGACGCTCAGGGAATGTCTTGGACTTGGTATCGAACCACTTCAGGGCCCAGTTGGCCTTACGTTCAATACATGGAACGGTTTGAATAGCCTCGAAGAGTTGTTTCTTTTCAATGGGGTCCTTGATATATTTATCGATGAGTTTGGAGTAGGTCTCCCCGTGGACCATTTCATTGTGAGACTGGTACGCATAGAATGAACGAGCCTCGGAGATTTGTACCTCATCAGCAAAATTGTTATTGATATTTTCAAAAACAATTCCATCGGATCCAGCAAAGAATGCCAGGATATACTTTATGAATTTTTGTTCATTATCGTTGAGTGTTTTCCAATCGTTGAGGTCCTTGGATAGGTCTACCTCTTCAGCTGTCCAATTGGACATTTGAGCCTTCTTATAGAGTTCCCAAAGTTCGGGATACTCCAGGGGAAAAACGGTAAATCTGTTTAGGGTGGAGGCAAGAATTGGTTCGTATTCATCTTCCATGTAGTCTTGAAATTCAAAGTATGTTCCGATGTGACGTCCGTCTATAAATATTTGAGGGTAGGATGTTGCTGCGCCACCACACAACTCTTTCAGCTTCTCCTTGTCCACCATAATCTTCTCGTGTTCGAGACCCTCTGATTCACATAGAGACTTTGCATGGTCACAATACTCACACCCTTCCTTCGAATAAATACTAACTTTCATCTGTGCTATTATCGCTGATTATTTTTTGCTTGAAAACTCTAAGCATGATTGTGCCCTCTGAAATAATTCAGGACGACATTGTAAAAGTGTTAGTAAACGAAGACGGACTTGAAGACGAAATGTACGGGATTGTTGGGATGAACACTGGAAGAACTCTCGGCCTGAGATATCTCAATCCCACCGAACTTGTTTACAAGTCTGCATGTGTCTATCAATTAGACAAAGGGGAATTATCTCCCGCACCTTACGAAAGTGTGACCGAACACCACCTAAGTGGAACAACTTTCAAGGATCTCGAGATGAAAGAGTTGGGTGACGATATGTTTGCTTACTACACCGAAATCGATATCGAGGATAGTGACAGTGATATTTATGATGAAGGTCAAGATGACGATTCTGATTTAGAGGGTTTTGTTGTATCTGATAGTGAAGTAGTGGGTCAAGATATTCCTTTACCCCATGGTCATGAAGCGATTGATAAAGAATGGGACAAGTGGGAACCATCCACTTCGGGTGGAAAGAGTTTCAAAGAATCCATTAATGCAATCGAAACAAGAATTAGACGCCTAAGTCAGTAATGCGTTTTATGAAAATCTAAAAAAAAGCTACCAACATCAAAAACAATGCTGGCAGCTATATGGTCTCAAGTAGACACCCTAATACCCCAAAAAAATGAAGAAAAGCCAGTGAATATGAATATTTGTCGTGAATGTTCGGGAATTAAACTTATTACCAGGGAAGGATTGCCCACATGTTCAGAATGTGGGCTCGTGGATTCGTATTTTGTAGATGATACAGCGGAATGGACAAGTGGAGTCACTGACGATGGTAAAGTGAATGATCCATCCAGGTGTGGAAATCCAAATTCGAATCCAGAATTGTTCTCACAAAATTGGGGAAAAGGGACGATCATCTCGACACAACGTCATTCTACTTATGAAAATAAACGCATGGCGAAGATTAATTTCCACATGTCGATGAATCACAAAGATCGGTCACTTTTCCATGCATACAAGGATATCGACGAGGCGTGTCATACTCTCCCAGAAGTGGTTCTCAAAGATGCAAAGATGTTTTATAGAAAATTCAATGATGGAAAGCTCACCCGTGGTGCGGTGCGCTTGGGGGTCAAGGCGAATTGTGTACTCTATGCATGCAGACTCGCCAAACACCCTAGGACTACGAAGGAGATTGCGGATATGTTTGGAATTCAGTCAAAGGATATCAGTCGTACGACACAAATGTTTAAAGATACTATTATGGGTGCTACTAAAAAGAATTATGTGACGAAGGCGTTTGACGTCATGCAAAGACTTTTGAATTCGTTTGAGGTCACCCGAGAACAGCGTTTAAAATGTATCAAAATGTGTAATAGTACTGAAAACTGTATAGATTTGATGAGTAAAACACCGAACAGTGTAGCGTCTGCTATTATCTATATGGTACTGAGTCCAGGTGTAACAAAAGCAGAGATGTGTGAGAAGTGTGCAGTGTCTGTGCCGACACTAAACAAAATAGAAGTGATCATCAAAAAGCACTTAGAGGTTAAAGCTGAGTCATAATATATGACGAAGCTTTTCCTAGCAACACCGTGCTATGGTGGTCTATGTTTAGAGAAGTATATGAGTAGTATCATTAAGCTTCAACTCCTTTTAATAAAAGAAGGTATTCAAATGTATCTAGATACGACCGAAAATGAATCTCTCGTCCATCGTGCCCGTAATGTTTCTGTAGGTCGCTTCATGCAAAAGACGGATTGTGACCTTTTCATGTTTATCGACGCAGATGTCCATTTTGATCCAGAAGCTGTGGTAAGACTCGTGAAGTCTGGTCATGACATATCTGTCGCATGCTACCCCAAGAAGGTTGTGATGTGGGAACAAGCTATGGAGGCTGTCAAAAAAGGTGACGAGAGGGATATGTCCATGTTGTCCTCAAGTCTTGTGATTAACTTTGGTGCCCAACATCGCCCCATCACGAACGGTTTCATCGAGATTCTCGATGGACCCACGGGGTTCATGGTCATCAAGCGTTCCGTATTTAAAATTTTAGAGGAAAAGTTCCCAGACCTATGGTGCAAGAATGACCATCAAAATCGTGACTTTGATGACTATCACGCAGCTTTTGACTGTATGATTGATCCCGTAAATCGTCGTTATCTTTCTGAAGATTATGCGTTCTGTCGCCGTTGGCAACAAGCTGATGGTAAAATCTACGCCGATGTAAATACAACTCTAGGTCATGTTGGGAATTTACCATTTAGTGGGTGTCTAAATGATAGGCTTAAGGTTTAGGAACGTGTGAAAACCATGAATTTGGCTACTATTATCGTCACTCGTTCCAAATCTTGTCATGTGAAAACTCTACATGCAATTCTTAGACTTAATATGAGATGTCTTCGGAAGAATATTGATAATCAGATTGTCTATGTGAATGATAATCCTTTTGATAAGGCTGAAATAATTCAAAAATGTATGAAATCACATGAACGAATCATTTTTATTGATTTTGGTATTGGCATCGACGATGGTTCTCTCGATCAATGTTTCGAGAAACATGAGACTGTCGGTTGCCTCGTTTTCCCCGGGGTTAGAGAAGGTATTGATTGGAGTCTATTTAAGAGTAAGGTTATCGGTGGATCCACTGAGCCTGTATCTCAAATGGGTCTCCATTTTGACACTGAAGTTGCAAAGAAGATTTCTCCAGATATTTATAATGTGACATATACAAACGCCAAAGCATGGATGATAAATACCAAGAATGTCATCAAAAGTATTAAGGATAAAAAGACTGGTAACTGGAAGATTTCCCCAAAAATGTTTGAAAAATTTCAAGAACATGGAGTACGAATTTATGCATTTACGGCAGCTAAGTTGACGATGACATATACACACGAATGTGTCAGTAATATCCTAAACGCAGCTGGTGTGAAAATCAATTAAAGTTTCCATTACAAACTAAAATATGTCCAACCCGCTTCACAAATATGTCATAGACTTTATCCATAGACAATGGGGAAGTAAAGACTACTTTCCCGGGCCACAACCCATCTCGATCGAACGCAGACACTTCCCCATGCTAAAAGGTGGTGACTACTTTGTTTGTGAAAAGACTGATGGTGAGCGGCACATGATGATCGCTCTCATGTACGAAGGAAAAAAGAAATGTCTATTTGTAAATCGAGCTTTTAATATGTTTGAGGTTTCAATTAATCTAAAGAAAAATGCATATGATGGAACCATTCTTGATGGTGAACTCTATGGTGATACACTCATGGTGTATGACGCAGTACTTGTCGCTGGACAGTCTGTGTGGAACAAGACTCTCACCGACCGCCTCGAGGCTTCTCGGGGTCTCATGAAGTCTATCATTTATATGAAGTCTGATAAGTTTCGACTCAAATGTAAAACCTTTCATCATATGAGGGACTTTGATGTGTTTATGGATACGTATCTCCCCACGGTTAAGGAGAAGATTGACGGTCTCGTATTCACACCCATCAATGAACCTATTAGAATTGGCACCCACGAGACCATGTTCAAATGGAAACCACAAGAGAAGAACACTGTTGACTTTCTCATGAAGTGGGAACCTTCACGAGAAACACATGGATTTAAAGCTGGCACACCCGCATGGAGGTTGTATGTACAAGAAAAGGGGAAGATGTATTTCGAGAGTGAAATTCCATTCAATAGGATCGAGGATGAACCCTGGTTTGAGGATGGCGCCATAGTTGAGTGTAAGTACATAACCCATGAAGAGCCGATGTGGTGGAGACCCCTAAAAAGGAGGATGGATAAGACACATCCCAATAATCGACGTACTTTTTACAGGACAATCGTGAACATCAAGGAGAATGTTCAAATGAAGGAGTTTTTAGATTGTAGACCATAAAGTAATGACCGGCTTCTTCGGGAAGTTCGTGTTCTTCGGTACTTTCATCATTTAATAGAAACCATTTATTCTTACGCTTCACAAAACTCACGTAGTGTCCGTCATTTTGGTGTCCCACGTGTACCGCACTCGCAATTAGACTGTACTCGACACCCCCGATGTGAATAGTTTCAATAACTTTGATGTGACTTTTCCGATCGAATGAGATCATCAAGACTTTGGGTAATTTCGAAAAGATCATACGGGTCGTAGCGACATTGTGTACTTTACCTTGGGTGTCCTCAAAGTGTTCGAGTGTGTTCCAATCCGTACTTTTATCTAACATCTCAGCCATATCCCCACCTTCAGAGGTTATCAAATGAATACTGAAGTCCTCTTCATTTGATGACTTTCCACCCGGCCATATAGTTTCCTGTGTCTTTTTTCCATAAAACCATTCTTTCACCACCGGCTCGGCTCTCTCAAGAATATCAATGATACACATGACAGTTTCTTGGACATCATGTTGTTCGTGAGATTTGAAACGGGGAAACTCTTTTTGAAATGCTGTGAGAAGTGACGTAACATCTACGGTTTCTTGACCTCTCGTCCAATAGAGTCTAATAAAATCAGAGTATGCTCTGGTGAATGAACATGTCCCCATGTAGGGATTTCGTATGAAATGATTAGACATCAATGGGATGTGTAAAAGGCACTGGAGAGCTGTGTTGAAATAACACGTATTCCCAATGTTTGCAAAACCTTTCATTACATTTTATATGTAAAAAAGGCTTAAGTGAAAGACGCAATATGTAAATGTTAAGATGAATATTGCTGAGAAAGTACTCCCTATCTTTGAAGCCCACAAGGCGGAGGGTGACATTGAAGTTGAGATTCGTCTCGGTAAGCACAATGGTTCCCTCTTTGATACCAATGTTGGTAAAGATACTTGGAAACGAGTTCTTAAAGGCCTAAAGAAGTATAATGGGTGGGAAAATGTTAAGAGTAGTACCTCTGAAGTGTATTACAGTGACGCCAATAACGTTCGCATCACCGCAGATGAGGACACAGGAGAGCAGACGATGATCCAGAAAATTAGTGTCGTCAAGGAGGACTTCAAGTGCGACCCCCTGGACGTGCGCTTTTGTGTTGCGAGAGAGATTCCCACAACTGGGGAGTATGAGATGGACCGGAAGCGAACCAAGACCAGGCACTCCTTTGTGCGCAAGAACCTCAGTATCGACATGACTATCTCCTCAGGGGATAACGCTGATATGGACTCAGAGGAGGAGGCGAGTTACCAAATCGAATTGGAAATCATAAAACCCTCTGAGGTTGATTCGGTATACAAGTTTCAAAATATTCTCCATAAGATTGAGGATTTGATGAAACTTGTTTCTCAGTAAATAGTAAATGATACTCTCTATCATTCTCATACTCCTCGTACTTACAATGATGCGTGAAAAGCGTACAAAGTCTGAGGAGGTTGAGGGTTCAAAAAATTTCTACATGAGTCAAGGTGCATCGAAGGATATGTATCTTCAGATGCACTCAGACGGGATGTCCCATGAGGAGTTGAAAACGTTCGTCAAGATGGAGGACCGGTTCCTCGAACTCGAGCGTTCAGGGCAAGCGCACATAGTTACAGCGACATGCCTTTCTAATAAAATTAAAGAAACTTTCCCAAAATATGATTTCTCCTATCACACGACCCATCTCAAAAAAATATCTCGCTCTATATAAAACTAT